CGGATTGGTCTAAACGTAATGCTTATATTCAGTTCATTATATTGCATAGCAATCAATGGGAACGCCATTTGACTTTTTAAGCTGAACCACGATAAGATTGGAATATACAATATTCTTCCGTCAATCGATGGTTGTGCTCCAGCCAGTTCTGGTGTGTAATACGCATTCGGATATGCGTCAATATATTCGCCTATGTTTTTATGGGTAAGAACTGCTTGCGATGGATTATTTAGTTCAGGGATATTTCCAGTCATTCGATTGAATAAATCCTTTTTTTCTTGCGTAAAATCGCGATTTACAAGTGACAACAAATATTGACCTGAATATTGCTGTATAGTTTGATTGCCACACGTTATAGTAATTTGACTTATCATCTGAGCACCAAGATTCTCAATCCACTTGAACTCGTATGGTGACCAAACATTTCCTGTATCTGTGCTTGGTGGGACAATTGGTGACCAAATATTGGGTAATGTAATGGACGCATAACAATCCATCAATAAATCTGCATGTCTCTTAATCTTAAACAGAAAGGTTGATTCTTCATTCAATCGAAGGGTTGGGCTTCCTTCGTAATCTAATCTAAAATTCTGTTTCCCAAAATTAGTGTATTTAGCATATGTTGATTTCCAAAATGTTTTTGTTGGGTTCCCTGTCAATATAATAGATTGTTGCCCAGTAGCTGCCAATTGCATTAAACCTCCGGCCATATGTTATTATGAAATATTTTTTTAATATGTAATATTAGACGAATGATAGACATTAAAAAATTAGACGAGGCGACAATAAATCTATTTATACTATTTATTTTTGTTGTTATTATTATCATTATGGGTGCATACTTTTACAGAGTTTCGCGAATGAATAGCAATCAATGTAAATATACAGACAAGTTATACAATAAAACCGATTCATATATTAATTCTATTGTTGATAATGCCAAAGCCGCGGATTATGCTCTTTATGATTATTATATAAAAACAGCATACAATGCTTGTTCCGGAGGAAGTTATAAAAACAATTTCGTAAACATATGTCATCTGAAAAACGTATTGAAAACTGGTGCAAGATGTTTGGATTTTGAAATATACTCCGTTAATAACAGACCCGTTGTGTCAACATCGACAGCCGACAACTTTCACGTAAAGGAAACCTACAATTCGGTTGATTTTGCGGATGTCATAAATACGATCCAATATTACGCGTTCAGCGATCATTCACCCAATAAAAATGACCCAATATTAATTCATTTGCGTATTAAAAGCAATAATCTAAAGATATATGCCGTTATGACAGACATCATGAAAAACTGCCCATATATGATTGGTAAGGACTATAATTACGAGAATAATGGTTACAATATAGGTAGCGAACCTCTGAAAAAATTCAAAGGTAAGATTCTTGTAATAGTAGACAAAAGTAACGACACATTTATGAATGATAATGGTTTCTATGAGTATGTAAATCTCACTAGTAACTCTGTATTTATGAGATCATATAAATATAAGGACGTGAAAGATACTGCCGATGCTGATGAGATTATACGATACAACAAGACAAGAATGTCTATTGTATTTCCAGACGTTGGACCTGAACCACCCAACTCCAATGGGTTACTGGCGAGAGAAGCGGGATGCCAAATGATTGCCATGAGGTATCAAGCACCAGACGAATTATTTCAAGAAAATACAATGTTCTTTGATAAATGTGGCTACGCCTTCTGTTTGAAGCCAGAACGATTGCGACAAATACCAGTTACTATTAAACCCCCAGTTCCGCAAAAGCCGTCATTATCTTATGCTACGCGTGATATTTCGAATAATTTTTACAAATTCCAGATTTAAACCTTTGAATAAGTAAAGTGGTAGTCATTTACAATGTGGCTAAACACACTAAAATCAACTAATAAATATAAAAAATAACTTAGATAAGATGTAATTCAAAATTTATATCTTATCTTTATACATGAAGAATAAGTTCGTTTGTGATAAATCATTAACCTTTCAGGAATGCGAACTAGCTATTCTTAGAAATGCAGTTGATTTAGCTGAAAACAAAATGGGCAAACAATTGGTGAATACACCTGATGTCCAGCAAATGATAAAAATTGTAGAGGATTTTATAAACAGAAAAAATCTCGTATGTTATGGAGGAGTCGCAATCGATGCACTTTTACCGGAGATCGATAAGATATATGATAAAAATGTCGAGTTAAGTGACTATGATTTTTTTACACCAAATGCACTAGAAGATGCTAAGGAATTGGCAGACATATTTGTTCAGAAAGGATATACAGAGGTAGAAGCCAAAGCGGGAGCCCATTATGGTACATTCAAAGTGTTCTGTAACTTTCTTGCTGTTGCAGATCTGACGTATATGCCTAAAGAACTTTTCAGAGTATTGAAGAAGGAATCTATCCGAGTAAAAGGAATCTTGTATTGCCCTCCAAATTTCTTGAAGATGTCTATGTACTTAGAATTATCGCGACCTGCTGGTCAAATTGATCGCTTCGAGAAAGTATTCAAAAGACTCACGTTACTTAATAAATACTATCCAATTACAAGTACTAATTGTGGTCAGGTTGATTTTCAACGCCCAATGGATAACCAAGATGATGAAAAAGAAAAAGAGTCGGAAATATACGAAAATGTGAAAAATACGTTTGTTAACCAAGGTGTTGTTTTTTTCGGTGGAATGGCAATCAACTTGTTTTCACATTATTTGCCAAAAAAGAAACAAAAGAGTGTTCGTCACATTGCAGATTTTGATGTATTATCGATCGATCCAGTTGGAACATGCGAAATTGTAAAGGAGCGTCTCCTCGATATTGATGTAAAGCATGTAAAAATTGTACCTCATAAAGCAATCGGTGAAATCATACCAGAACATTACGAAATACTCGTGAACAAAGAGACGATTGCATTTGTTTATAAACCAATTGCGTGTCATAGCTATAATGTTGTTTCAATTAAGGGACAGCAATTGAAGGTTGCCACTATAGACACAATGCTTAGTTTTTATCTTGCATTTCTGTACACGGAACGACCATATTACAATATTTTTGCTGATCGAATTTTGTGTATGTCCAAGTTTTTGTTTGAAGTTCAGCAGCAAAATCGGTTGGCACAAAAGGGATTATTGCGTCGTTTCAGTATAACATGCTATGGTCATCAGGAATCCGTAGAGGAGATGAGAGCACACAAAAATGACATGTTTCAACAACTGAAAAGCAAACGAGGTACAAAAGAATATGACGAATGGTTTTTAAGTTACAAACCCTCATTAAATGTTGAAAAATCAGATAATAGTGCAGAGGTAACTGACACGTCTAACCCACCCAAACAGAGTAAAAATAAAACTAAAACTAAATCTAAAAGTAAAACTAAAACAAAGAAACTGAAACGCACTGGTGACACACTTCGAAAAGCATTTAATTTCAAGATTTTTAAATCAAAGAAGAATCGACGTTAAATGCAGTACGTTTCAATGTACATTTTACAGAAATCTTTCGCTATTTTATATATGAATTTATATAAAAATGTATCATAACAATAACCAGGTATAATACTCTGCAAGTAAATTAAAATGCTTATATAAAGAACGATTATTCTCTCAATTGATAGTTTGATTTTATATGTAATATTATGTTTTATATTGAAATCATCTACGTAACTACACATATTATTGTTTTGTTGTTTTGTGTAAAAATGATGTACATCCAATACACCAATTAACATTCTGTGAAAATTGCTTGCTTCATTTTTTACATTAAAAATATGAGTGAACCGATCGTATCCGCATATATTTAAATACAAAATTTTATTTTTTGTTGTATTTGTTGTATTTGTTGTATTTGTTATATTGGTTACAATTGGCTCAGATTCAAACACAAATGGTGTAATACCATCCATATATTTATTTTTATATGTCAAGTTTCCATCTATTAGAACAGGAACAAAGCATGAACGTATGATTGTGTCGATGATATCATCTATATTACGAAAAACTGATTTAACCGGTTTTGTCTGTTTACTCATATCATGATAAGTAATAAACAAACGATTATTTACAAGGTTACATATATCATCGTTTTTTTTTATCGCTTTATCAAGCATGTATTTTAAATCTTTAATACAATCCAGGTTATGTATTTGTTTAAATTTTTTATAAATATCAACATATATAGTTTCAGACGAATCTAAACCATCTATCAAATACAAAAAGGCTAGTAGTGAACCAACACTGCAACCAGAAATCCTATTTATTTTTATATACTTACGACGTTCCATTTCTCTCAGAAAATATAACGCCCCAGCTAGATAAGATCCATTGAAAGCACCACCTTCTAATACTAGGTCCATTTGTATTGGTTCGCTCGTATATTTTATACTATCTAGATCATCTACTAATCTATTCACATATTCTTCTATCATTACAAATATGTGAATAATTTTGATTTTATATTTAATTTTTAAACGTAAAAATATTCGTTTTTTTTCGATTGTTATACTAAGAGACATGGTTTTCAAATATATTTCCGTTTATGCGTTCATAATTAGTTTTGCTATTGGTTTGTTCTTTGTCTATATTTTAGGAGCAGATATCAAAAAGATTCACATTTATCCTAGCCCTGAAAATGTAAACAAAGTGTTATACAAGGACAACGCAGACAATTGTTTTCAGTTTATTCCCAATCAAATAGAATGTCCAAAAGATAGATCAAAAATATCAGATGTTTTGATACAATAAAATATACACTTAATATAACAATGGTACACTATGGTAAGTTCGTACACACTTCAACTGGTCGAATTATAATGTCGGTTCTGCTTGGTTTTGGTTTAGCGTCTTTGTTTAGGGCAGTTTGCAAAGGAAAAAATTGTATCGATTTTCAAGGACCACCCGATGATTTTATGGAAAAAGGCAAGATATACGAGTTTGATGGAAAATGTTATACATATTCACAGAAAATGACCAAATGTAATAAAAGCAAACGAATTGTTCAAATAGCTTCCTAATGCGGAAAAAACATGATTCTATTCTATCATTCTTTACCATAATCATGAGCGATTCAACTAGTATTTCGGATTTACCTATTGGTGGACCTATAAGTAATACCAACGGCAAGAGTATTGATTCATTAGATCAGTCAACAATTAATCTTTTGGTAAATGGACTACAACAAGCTAAATCAACACAACTTTCATCGAGAGACATACCTGTCACAACCGATGGTATAGTAAATGATACCCAGGTCCAACCGAATTATGTCCCTCCACCTGAAACTGATGATTACATTGGAGACTACAAGGTTTCACTTGATCACGAAGATAACAATAAATTGGATGACATATACAACGAATTGCAAACACCCATTTTAATCGCGGCTCTATATTTTCTTTTTCAACTTCCCTTTATTAGGAATATTCTCTTTAAATATTTTCCGATTTTATTTTCCAGCGATGGAAACTTAAATATTAATGGTTTCTTGTTCAATAGTATTTTTTTTGGGATGATTTATTATGTTATTAACAAATTGACTACACACATTGACTAGTCAAAAGGTTATAATATCTGTGTTTATTTTACTATTTTGATATTTTATGGTTGTATACGAAATATCAAATTTTAATACCGAGGTAACAACTACACTCACACCATTTATTTATACTGCAATGAGGGCTGAGTATTGGGTTTATCGCGTTGTAAATTTTAATTCTGACAACAAAATAAAATCAGATGCTTCATTGAATAATATTTTCAGAGATATAGATTCATTTATAGATAAAGACGTTTATTATTTTATAGGTGGAGAGACTGATAATTTTGATCAACTATTAGAGGAACAAAGCATATTATCAAATATTACATTCAGGGAACTTGGGGCTCTAAATAAGAATAATAACAAATTATTTACAAGTGACTTATATACTACTACTAGCATTATATCTACATTAAGCACGAACTCATCTGATGGTTTTATAACCAAAATTAGAAATTTGTTGAATTCAAGAACTGAAGCGGGTATTGCAACTAAAATGACCGCCTCTATTAATTCAGAATACAATACAGATGATGAGGTACCTCAAGGCAGTACATTTGGTTATATTATTACTCGTAATTTAGATTTACCAGGTACAGGCCAAGATCAAGAAATCAGAATTGGTGTTGTGCTCAAACAACAAGATATCTGAAATGATTACTATATAAAATATCAAAAAGTTATTTTTTATATTTTATTATTATAATGGTTGTTTTCAATATAAAAGCACCAGCAGAAAATTATAATGAAGCCGTCAGTGCTGATTATTGGACAGGGAGATGGGCAAATTTTAACGAAAAAGATGTGAACAATGCTAACACATTAAAAAGTAACACAGATTTGAATAATATGTTCATAGATATCGCTTCATTTTCATATGAACCTGTTTGGAAAGCCCTACCAAACGATCCTACTGATTTTATTGGTGCGGCAACAACCACTAACCCAATACCGAATGTTGAATTTAGACAAATTGGAGTACTTGAACTTCTCGAGGGTAATAAAATGCTTGCTTTTATGCATGAAAGTGCAAGAATAAATGAATTGACAGATCACGGAAGTCTCGCAACTTCATTCCTTGGAAATATTAGTTCAAGGCTCAAAGATCTAGGTGAGCAAGATATTCGTAATAAAATTCTTAATACTGTAAACAACCCAGTACCATTTCTAACTTGTTTTGGTTATGTTATTACTCGTAACTTACTAACCCAATATAATACAAAATTAAATAGTTCTCAAATAAGAATCGGTGTTGTGTTCGTACAAGAATCTTCTGTATAAGCATCTAATTAATGTTTACCAAAAATACCCAAATGTATATAATTTAGACAAATAATTTTGTTATGAAATATCTTAACTATTTTTTGTATGATTTTTTAAAATATTCTTTTACTTTACTATATGCCAGTTTATCACATATCAAATTTCGATGTTAGTGCGGTACAAATTGATTTGTCATCTAATATATTTATTGCGGATAGTGCCGAATTAAGTGCTGATTATTGGGTAGAAAAGGGCGTGAATTTTAATGTAGGTGGGGTGATACAGGAAGATATTAGTTTAAATAGTATTTTCAAGAATATTCTCTCGATGACAGATATAAATGGCAGTCCAGTTTATCGGAATGCACTTGGTACTCGCTCTGCTACTTTTAGTAATAATACACAACTTTCAAATGTACTATTCAGGGATTTAGGAGTCCTCAATAAAAATAGTCATACATTATTCGATAGTGCTATATATTCAAATATTACTAATCTCACGGCAAATAATCTCCTTAGCACATCATTCACTGGTAAAGTACACGCCGTGCTATCGAATAAAACATCCATAACAAGTCTTCGTGAAAGAATGATAGCTAGTATTAATTCTGGTACAGGTTCTGATTTGGGTACTAATTCACCAGTTCCAATAAATAGTCAATTTGGTTTTCTTGTTGTTAGAAATTTAAATCTAGCTGGTACAAGTCAAGACCAAACTATTCATGTTGGTGTTGTATTGAAGCAAAATGTTTAATAAATTCATGTTATTATTACGTTTAGACAAATAAATTTATTATGTAATATCTTAATTATTTTTTATGCGTTTAAATTTTTATTTTTTAATATAAAATGCCGGTTTATCACATATCCAATTTTGATGTGAGTGCAGTACAAATTGATTTGTCAGCTAATATTTTTACTGCTGACGATTTTTCTGCTGATTATTGGATAGTAGTGAATGTGGATTTTAACGAATATAACGAGGGAGGAATAAAATCAGACACTAGTTTGAATCAAATGTTTACAAATATTAATCAATATATAAATAGACCAGTTTATGCTACTCGATCTATTGGAGGGAGGACAACGACATTTGCTACTGCGTACGCCACAAGTCCACTATTGAATATACAATTCAGTGATTTAGGAATCATTGATAAAACTACAGATACATTATTTAATGGATCTATATATAACATTGGTGATCTCAATGCGAATAATCCCATCACGTATCCATTATCATTTATTGGTAAGGTAAATACCGCACTTCAGGCTATAATACACGTAACAGGTCTTCGTGAAAGAATGATGGCTAGTATTAATAATAATCTGGGTATTACTGACAATGTACCATATCAATCTGACTTTGGTTTTCTTGTTGTTAGAAAAGTAAATTTCGCTGGTTTAAGTCTAGACAACTCTCAAACTGCTAATATTGGTGTTGTACTTAGGCAAAATGTTTAGCTTTAGTAATATAATTTAGTATTCTTATATTTAGACAAATAAATTGATTACCTAATCTCTGAATTATTTTTTCTGCGTTTTAAATTTTATAGTTCAATATAAATGCCGGTTTATCACGTATCTAATTTCGATGTGAGTGCCGTACAAATTGATTTGTCCGGGAGTATTTTTGACACGGATACTTTAGTATGTGATTATTGGGTAAGAAAGGTTGTAACTTTTAACTCTGGTGGAATAAAAGATGATACTGCGTTGAATGCCCAGTTCAAGGCCGTCTTTAACACAGCGGGTACTGACTATGTGGGAACTACCGCTGTTTATCGGGGATCAGGTCGTGTCAGTTATGCTGCTGCCACAACTCTAGTACCCAATAGTGTTCAATTCAAAGATTTAGGAGTTATTGGTAGTGATCATAATTTATTGAGTAGTTCTATATATACAAATGTTACTGCTCTCTGTACAAGTAATGAACTTAGTACATCTTTCAATGGTAAAGCGAGAGCAGTACTTCAAGGTTTAGGCGACGTAACAGGTCTTCGTGAAAAAATGTTGGCTAGTATTAATGTTGGTTCAGAACCAGATGTAGATTTGGGTACTAATCAGCCTGTGCCAGCAGGTAGTCAATTTGCTTTCAAAGTTGTTCGAAATTTAAATCTAGCTGGTACAAATCAAGACCGACAGATTTTTATTGGTATTTTATTAGAACAATCATAACTTTAGTTATACAATGTATTATGGTTTTATTTTTACAAATAAATTGTTTATGTAATGTCTGAATTATTTTTTATGCGTTTAAATTATTATTTTTAATATAAAATGCCGGTTTATCACGTATCAAATTTTGATGTGAGTGCGGTACAAATTGACTTATCATCTAATGTTTTTCAAGCTGATAGTGCCAATTTAAGTGCTGATTATTGGCTGGGAATAAATGTAGAATTTAACTCTAATGGAGTAATAAAATCAGACGCTGATTTGAATGACATGTTCAAAAGCGTCTTTAGTGTAGGTAGTGAGACCTATGTTGGAACTGCATCAGCTTTTCGGAATCAAGGTGGAACTCGTAGCAATATTGCTGTCGATGCCACCGAAGACACTGGTTTTCAATTCATAGACTTAGGAGTCATTAGAGCCGATCATAATTTAGCTATATATTCAAACGTTACTGCTCTCCGTGCAAATAATAACGACACTACATCTTTCAATGGTAAAGCGAGAGCAGTACTTATAAATAAAGATCCCATAACAGGTCTTCGTGAAAGAATGATGGCTAGTATTAATGCTGGTACAGGTTCTAATTTGGGTACTAATCAGGATGTGCCAGTAGGTAGTCAATTTGGTTTTCTTGTCGTTCGAAACTTAAATCTAGCTGGTACAACTCAAGATCGAACTATTCATATTGGTATTGTATTACAACAGCAGCAATAAATTTTTACATATTTTTACATAATTATAACTTATTAATAGTTATAATTACACATTTTATCATTTCAAATATATAATTTGAAACGATATTTATAAGTAAAAAAGCATAACTATCAATCGTTATTATGACTACTATCGCTATCACTATCGCTATGACTATCACTATCGCTATGACTACCATGACTACTACAATCAGAATTATCTATCATACGATCAATTTCCAACATTAATTCGGCATCGAATATTTCATTTTCAGGATACCCATATTTTTCAACATATATTCTATATCTTTTCTTCAACTCAAGTGTAGTTGTAACATAAACTGGCTTGAAAAGTCCTGTTGGTCCATTATTCAAAGCATTTATATATTCGATAAGTTTCTCTCTATTTTGTAAAATCTCTGAGTCTGCTTTATATGCTTGAGACTTTTCAAGCGTAAGCTTCAATGATTTAGTGAGATTTACATTCAAGAATATCGTTTCAACAATACGGATATACACACCAATAACACCTTTGTAAATAGTGCTTGCATTTTTTTTCAATTCCTCTAGTGTTGTTGTTAATTTGGATACATAGTCTGGATCTAGTTTTGATGATAAATATTCATAATCTTCTTTCTTGAGTTTTTTTATCAATTTATTTACCTCAATTACAGGTTTTGATTTCATGAAATACAAGAATTCATAGTCCATCATATTATTAGGAACCATGTGATTAGGAACATGAACAGGATCAGGAGCAGGAGCAGGATGAATATGAGTAGGGTGATTATGAGTCTTTTGGACAACACTGGTATCTTTTTTATCACAATCATTGTCATCAAAATCATACTTCATTTTACGACGATTTATCTTACGAATCGTCTTAATATTTTTATGTATATCATTTTGAGATAAACGTCTGTTGTATGTTTTCAAATCCGGGTTGTTCTGTCTTCTACTGATTGCCCTAGTTAATTCGTTAAATTCTTTTGTTGCCTCAAGGACAGGACAAGTCATTTCTGATACCTTTTCTCTGATATAATCATTCTTCGATAAGAATAATCTTGTTTTTTCACTATATTTGCATATAGTATCCTTTGTTTTATTCAAGACCAACTTAGTCGCCCTTTTCAGCAACTCATCCTTGATTTCTTGAATTCTTGAATCTAATGTATGTTTTCTTACAACTAAATTAGTTTTACAGGTCGCGTTGGTTGTATTTGTATAATACGTATCCATTATTATTATATATGTAATATATAATAAGGATTATAACTATACACATACTAATAAAATTAGTCAAAAAAATACGTTACTCTTTATAGACTACCTTCGAACCCAATTTAGTTTGCTTGTTTTTATCGTCTTCCTCAGAGAGAAATTGTTTGTATTTTGTTTCCATAACATCTATATTACTCGAGCAACCGCGAGTTTCAATATTCATTTTTACTAAAGATATTATCAAAATACCTGTGTAAATATACCACATTGCTTCTCCTACATTTTCACGAGTAACAACTAGACCAAACAATTGTTCTTTCAACGCTTTGGTTTTCTCATTATTATCATCCTGATATTCAGGTTTGCGAAGTATTCGCATTTGGTCCCACATTTGTATGTAGTTAGAAGGGACTATTTGATTTATTAAGATCGAAGTGTTACCATATATTTTCATAACTAAATCGGCAGCATCTTTCATTTTATCCTTCTCAGATGGTTGTAGATTATCCATTCGTATGTTCTTATCGATGAGAAGCGTATTTAAAACCTCATTGGCTTTGGAAGATATGTAAAAATATCCAATTACATCAGAGAATGCACTTTTAAACCCCGGGAATATCATGATTGTTATTATGACTACGCCAAATATTAGTGACCACGGGAGTATTGTCAGACTAGTTGCATTGGTTAAACTATCAATAAAGTCACCACCACACTTGAAGTACATTGACATAACATTCAGAGATATCTGTGATATAATGACTAAAGCAAAGTATCCTGCTAAAGAATAGTTTTCAAATTTCTTCAACTCGGCGAGTGATTTATCGTCATTGAAAATAGCAAATGTCATTCTAGATTTAAGTTTTATGCAATATACAAAAGTGAGAATGATAAAGGACGATAAGGATAAAATATCAACAAGTTCCATTATTATTTGGGTATAATAAAAAATAAAATATTATAACTATTAACTATGGAGAATATTCCTTCTTTGATTGAACCAGGTACGAAATCTTTTTTGAATCATACATTGAGACAATGTCATATTATAAAGAGTAAATATTATAACGAATTGTTCAATATGGGAGTATTTGCAATTCTCATTCTGGTGGTTTCGGCTATATTATTTTACAAATATAAAGGAAGGTTAACACCACTAGAAAAGGAGAGAAAAAACCGAGAGAAACAACAATACATATTGTCGAAAATTAAGAATGTGCAGGATGCGAAACGAAGAAGCCAGCAAGAACTAATAACGGGTCTTCCAAACTGGGACAATGATAATGAAGCATTTATACGATAATTATTTTATCAAGTTTATTTATATGAGTGTAGACGAATATTATGAAATTAAAAATAAATATGATTTTGAAATCAAAACGAACAAGGCACGAAAAAAGATTATCAAAAGTGATCTCTCTGTGAAAGAAAAGCGAATTCTATTGTCACAATTGAAGCACAAGTGCATATCATGCGAACGCCCAGTGGGGACGATTTTCAAGACAAATTACGATTCCGACAAGGAATTCAGAATACTTACCGCTAGGTGTGGCGACAAGTTGGCACCTTGCAAGTTAAACATCCAAGTCAACCCAGGAAGCTATAATTCAATTCCAACTATCATAGACTTTTATGAAGCGGAGAATGAAAAGATTAAACAGGATGTAATTACTATCAAAAACAGAACATTATTTGGTTTCATGACAAACGAATCAGCAATTGTAGAGTATAACAAGATAAAGGATGATATAAATAACAACGCCTATCTGCTAGATAAGTTTATTTCACTACATAACGATATCGTCAACAATAAAGAGAAGGATACTATGATACGAAATAAGATGAAGGCATTATATTTAACAATAAATGTATACAAAGAACATATTGATAAATATGAAGAGACTCTAGATACCCAAGATGTTTTAGAAGCAGTTCGCATTTATGATAAGCAGATAACACCAATGTTGAAAGAGATTGCTGCTCTCAAATATGAGAATGTTGTTATTCATGTAGAGACAAAGAATGGTGAAGGTGATGAAGACGACAATGATACAGGAAAGGTTATGTATCATCTTGTACAACAAAAATACTCGACAGAGAGTATGGAGTTTAATGATCATGAACCTGAAATTATTTCATGGTCAATGAGCGAAAAATAGAATTATTTACACCTTTTCTCATTTCAAACACCCATTTGATACGATGTATAATTTTACAATGTATTCAGATATGCTTTAGCAGCTGTATAAAATGAATTGTCGGGAAATAAATCGGTATTAACATTTGGAATTTTTCTTTTATCATAACGTGGATCACAACTATAATGTGCTATATAATGTTTATCTTCCAAGTTATTAACATTTGGATAATAACAATTATCACCATTAATCATTTTAATCTTATTATTATGACATGCTATATTTAAACCATGCATTGCACACCACCAAGAATGTGGATCACCATTCATTTTTTCAGTAACTTTGATTGAATATAATATAATATCATCAATTATAGCTTTAATTGTTTTTACTTTGCAAATTATATTAAATCCACCATTCATATATCCCTCTTCATTATGTGATAAAAATTCTTGTATAACATGTCTATTTATAGAATTTGGTTTTGATATATGCATATGCCAATTTTCATAATAATTATCTGCTATTATTTCATTATCTTTAATATTATGATATTCGATAGGATAATGTTTCAAATGTACTAGATCTGCGTCAATAATTTCAACTAGAGTATTATCATCTAATTCACTAATAATTTGTTTTGCTGAAGTAAATACATTAATTGGTATATATATTTTTGGATCATAATTACTATTAATTTGTATTAGATCATATACTGAATCAACCATTTTATAAGGGAGAGTTATATCCCAATTAATATTTTCAAGAGCCATATTTTTTTCACTATAATGATTATATTTAATAATTGGAATAATTGCTTTATTTACAGCATCAGTATCATATATTTTATAATGTTGATATTGAAAAAATTTGATTTGTCTCTTAAAATAATCATTTGCAACAGTTGAAGGAATTGATATAAAATTCATATTCATTTATTGGTTTATATATCATTTTATATATAATTAAACAAAAAAAATAATTAAACAATTGTTATAATATTATAAATGATTGAAAAAACAAGCATTTTACAAGGAACTACAGGTAATTTTTCTAACACTAGTTGTATTATAACAAATCTATATTATGATTTATCTGAAAATCAATTTATAATAAATCTTGATGGTAAAGAAAATATAAACGTCAATAGACAAGGATTACAATTACTTGGAAGACGAACTCCAACTTATGTTGGTAAAGAAATTATACTTATGGATATACCAGAAAAAGAAAAAGAAAAAAATAATATAAAAGAAATCTCTTTTAAAAACAATCAAGGCTTGGAATATTGTTTGTTTATTGCACGCCGCTATTCGCCACATAATTTTGGTCATTTGTTATGTGAAACAGCATTACCAATTGAATATGTATTGAATCAGATTGGTATTACTGATAAATCAAAAATAATGGTTATATTTGATGATGACACATGGGATGGTTTTGATAATAAACAACAAAATACTATCTACTGGTTCGAGAATTCTGAGGATAAGAAAGGAAGAGAAAAAGCTGATAGACATTCTATAAACCTATTAAAACCTTTAGGAGACAAGGTTGTTTTTGGATTTCAAAAATATATATCAGAATATGTTAATGACAATGATATTAAGGAAAGATATTTAAAAATAAAAAATCATGTTGTAACTGGTATATCATCAATTTCGCCATGGAATTATAGACAACCTGGATGGAGTGATTTTTCCATGTCAAAAACGATAGATACATATAAAAAAAAAATATATGAAATTTACCCACCAAATTCACAAGTAAACCAAGTTCAAAATACAATTACATTCCTGCCAAAACAAGGAAGGCGTTCTGTTTTGAACAATGATTCAATATGCTTGACATTAAAGAATTTTGCCGATAAAAATAATTTAGTTTTTGAACAACTAAACCCAGAAGAAGTGTCATTTAATTACCAACTTGAAGTTTTATCTAGAACTAAACTACTTGTTACTAATGGTGGAGCAATCTCGTATTGTTCGTTTTTTCTTAACCCCGAGTCTATCATGATTTTGTTTCCAACAATAGGTAATGATTTTGACTCTCAATTGTTCAGAAGATTTCCTGAACGCTTTAAATTCATAGATTACGATAATCACGATGCAAAGTGGAAGGATAACATAAAACGAGAAGATGGCTCATTTGATGTAGACATTTCTATATTGGAAAAAATATTGGTTTTGCGATGAGCAATTGTAATTGTAATAGTTTCAAAGGTGTATCCAAGTGATTTATAATTTACTCTCATTTCAAAATAATATCTTGAAATGAAACTACTTCATGCAAATTAATTAAGCAAATCTTTATTCTTTATCAAGAATCAATTCTAGTACCTCGTCGATTGTCTCTACGCAATGAAATTTAATCCCCTTGATTATATCCTTATCTTTGAATTTATCCATCATCTTTTCAAAGTCACGTTTATTCTCTCTGGGAAAGATGAACTCTTTAACACCTGACGGAATCGAATGTATTATCTTGTATTCTAGACCACCTATTTCGCTGAGTATGTAATCAAAACTAGTCTCTCCGGTTATACCAAACGTGTTTTTTATTTTTATATCATTGAATAAGCTGTAGATTAATATAGTAAAAGCGGTTGTTGCAGATGGTCCATCCTTCTTTGTGCTTATGCTAGGGCAATGCAAATGCAAACCACATACACTATTTGTTTTTGGATTATTGTATGTCTCTATCAAATACTGCTGTCTAGACTTGCTTGTTAAATTCCACGCATTCGTCAAACTAACACGAATAGACTCCTTCATAACATCACCTAGCGATCCTGTTAATGTCAAACTCAAAAATTCAGCGGAAGGAATAAAACTCACTTGTAGTGGTAAAACTCCGCCTTGCGATAACTCATTTGCCCACAACGCATTTATTACTCCAACTTTACTTTCCGTGTGGATTTTGAATGGTACTACTTCTCGTTTATCCTTAAAATAAAGTTTCTTGACATCGTCAATCGTAACTTCGAAAGGCAGTTGTATATCATTGGTTGGATTCTGTAAAATATTCAAGTTTATAGCACCGACAATTTCAAACATTTTTTCCTTGAGCTTACGAACACCCGGCTCCTGAGTATAGTCGTTTACAATAATTTTGATAGTTTCATCTGAAAAGGTTATCATATTATCAAGACCAATGTTTTTAAGAATATCTGGTAACAAGTGCTTTTTCACGATTACTATTTTATCGTCTGTAGTTAAGCTGTCAAACTTTACTCGATGAATACGATCAAGCAGTACTCTATCGATAGAATTTGGGTCATTGTAGCAAACAATAAATAAAGTCTTAGACATATCAATGTCGATACCAGCAAAATATTTATCCTGAAATAAATGATTCTGTGTTTTGTCTAACAAATGTGTCAAGATACCTGTGATCTCCTTTCCATGTTCAGTTTTAGATATCTTATCTGCTTCATCTATAACAATTACTGGATTCATGCATCCAGAGTCTTGTAAATATTGTACGATTAACCCCCAGCCACTACCTACATATGTAAAACTATGTCCTACCAAACTAGCTGCATTTGCATCACCACCCATCATTAATATCTTGAATGGTCTTGGTTTTCCATCATTGCCAACTAAACAATTAGCTATACCCTTAGCGAGAGACGTCTTCCCAACACCTGGGTTCCCCTCAAATCCTATGACATATCCATTTCCATTGTCACCAGAGTTTATCCATTCCCCTAATATCATCTCAATTTGTTTTTTAGGTTTGTCATGTCCATATACAGAGGAATCTAATGTTTTACGAATAAATTTTGTATAATCAACAATCTTATCGATATTATTTTGTATAATATCAACTGATATATTTGAATCTTCTACTCCGATGTTTTTCTTGTCAGGAAGCAATAAACCAAACAATTCTTCTTTTATAAGTGGATTTGATTTACATAACTTGAAGAAAGTGTTTATACCTACCTTCAAATTGCTTTTGTTTGTTCCCAACTTTATTTTATTGTCGTCTAGATTGTTGTTAATTAAAATTTCATTCATAATATTAATATTATTAACAAGCGATTGTTTATCACCTTGTAATATCTGATCCTGTAAAATTTGTAAAGTGTCTAGCGATGATATATTTGATGATTGAATATGCTTCACATACTTGTAAATTTCCATACTAGTATAACTGGTCTTCTTTGGAATGTCTGGAAACTTTGTGAATATATTT